TGCTCTACCACTGAGCTACAAGGGCATTTTTAAAAAATGGAAGTGTCCGTAAAAGGAACCCCATATGTGCTCGTGTGTATTTATATCATAACCCCTATCGATTACTCTATAATATCCATCACAGAGCACACTTTCGGTTTTAAGATAGGTTTGTTTCCCCGACCATGTTACCATACAGTCATTGCAAATGTTTTTGCCGTGAAACTCGCCTTCCTTGTATTCAAATATTATATCACATCCTGATTGATATGTCAAACTCCCGTCAAGTTCTTCTTTATGATTGGTGATGAGAAGAGTTGAGTTCTGTTCGGTTATTTTAATTACCGATTTTCGGTAAGCTTGTTTATCAACAAGATATTGTTGCGTACACCGAAACAAATTTTCTCCTATTTTTTCATGAATTAACTCAATCATTGCAAAACGAATGGGGTTTTCAAATGCTTGTTTTTGGTTGTTAAATTCACCTTTAAAAAATTCACAAAATTTGTCAATCATCTTTTGGCAATAACTCTGGGTTTTCTACTTCTATATCATACATCAAAGGATGCATTTCTTCCATTACAAGATAATTTGAAACTTTAAATAATTCTTCGTCATCATAATCTTTATGAGATAATGCTTCTGTTTGAACAGATGGATGATCTTGAATTATTGTAGGTAGTTCATCAAATGTGTATGGAAGACCTTGAATGAAATACATTCTTACCACTTCTCCCATATAAAAGCAATATGTTTGAGATAGTGTGTATTTCATTATTTTCCCACTACAAAGTATTTAGTGAGAAATAGGAGTGGTCGGATTCGAACCGACCCTGGAGGCGTTTTAAGCGCCCTGCCTCTTCCGCTGGGCTACACTCCCAAAAAAGTTACCTCACGGTAACATACTCGGTTCCAACCAACTCTTTACACTTACCAATAAAATCAACCAACTCATTGATTGAAGAAGCCTTGAAGGTAACTATTGAACCTTCATCACCTCTCACCACCACCTTCTTATTATACAGGTCAACCGTGATTTTGTCAAGCACTCTTTCGTTTGAACACATCATGACTCTGAAGCGACCACACTGCTATTCTACCAGTATGTATGGGGTCTGTCAAGCTCGACTTTTTTGACCAAAAATTTGCCGAGATTTTTTTAGCGACCTTTTGGTAATCGAAAGTTGATTTTCAATTCAAGTAAATGCCTTTTGGATTTTTGAGTGATAAACTTTCTGGACTTAAAGATATGCCACTTGATTCCAAAGTACCAGCATATACTTCAACTTTCTTGGTGCTGCGAACAGTGGTTGTCAACTCCCCATTACTTTGCAAATATGTGCCAGGTTTTGCATTAGGATATTCTTTTTTGGCTTTATCAATACCAGCTACGACAGATTTTGGGTTAGCAATTCCCCAATATCCATTTGATGTGCTGATATCAATATCACCTTGTTTTGTTGAGAATGCAAATCCACCAGATTTTGATGCTTGAATTGATACTGCATTAAATCCTTGTGGAGTAGATTGAACATCAATAAAATATGCATGTTGGTTACTTGGAAAAAGAGAAGTTGCTGGATTATAACTACCACCTATATTTGTTCTCTTAAGTCCAGAAATATTTTCATATAAATCACCACCAACTTCTACAGTAAAAGATCCTGGTGCTCTCAATCCATAGTTGGACAACTTTTCTGTTGATAATATTGCACCATCATGAGAAACAATTTTATAATCAACTGCTGATTTTTGTCTAATTGTCTGGGAGTCCAAGAACAGGTCTCCACTCTTAATCTCAACTAAACCACCGTATTCAACTGCAGCTGCTTTAGTTGCACCAGAAGAAGTAGTTGATGGTGTATTCTGTCCTTTACCAGCACCAGATAGAATGCCAACCTTAGAACCTGCTTTTAAAGTGATTTCATTCTCTGCATTAAGAGAAATATTTTTTGCCTTAGCGTTAAGTTCACCACCAACGCATTCGATTGCAACATTTCCATACACTTTGAGAGAAAATGCTATTGCCGTGCTAGAATCTCCATCTTTACCTGAGTTAACATGGTTCTTATTTTCTACTTCGATTGCTAGTGATTCGCCAATCAGAAATCTAGTGCTACCCTGAGACCTAACATCAAATCTTCCACTCTTTGCATTACCATCTTGCTTTGCAGTAGTAACAATCACACTACCATCTTCTGCCATTGTTAGTGACTTGCCATCACTGGTGATGATTTTTATCTGTGTATCACCATTTTGATTTACTGTTTCTATCTTTGATACATGCCCACCAAGAGATTGTTGAACATTAATTTTTGCTGGTTCGGTTGCAGTAGTAAATGCTGTGCCACATCCACCATCAGTTGTTTCCTGTTGTTTCTGTGTAAGTTGATTTGTTGCACCAGCTACCCGTGCTACTTCTGTTCCTAGTTTCCCAGCAGAGGGTTGAGCAAACGCAGCATTTCCTTTTGCTACTTCTGCTGCACTATATTGTTGACTTGCACTTAAATAATCTGCCGATGAATTTGCCATGTTCTACCTCCTACGGACAATCGATAACACTGTCTGTACCAGAAGGAGCAACTTCTTTCTGGAACACGGAATATAGAACATCATCTCTACATTCCATCACAGGAATAGCAACAGCACCTAAACCATTCCCACCAAATACTTCGACCTTAGGAGTGCAACCAAATGTTTGCGTTTTGTCAATAACTTCTATGCCAGTTACAGTTCCATTATCATCAATTAATGCTCTACCAACTCCAGATTTACCATTGACATATACTGATGGTTCTCTGTAATATCCTAATCCTGGTTGTGTCATAACAAATTTTGCGATAGTGCAATTGGTTCTACTTCTGGTTGGTTTATAACCAGCACCAGCACGTTGAATAAGTATACGACTTATGTATCCTCGTTCATCTAACTCTACTTTTGCAGATGCACCAAATCCAGCACCAGTAATCACTGCCATTGGTGGTACAATATATGGGTCACCCTTAGAAATAATAGGAACTTCCATAATCCTTCCATCATCACATACTTCTGGTGTTCCTATTACAGGTTCAGTAAACACAGGTGTGGTTGAAGAGATAGTTGTCTCGGTGCTAGCACCAGAAGCAGCAATGGTAAACATTGTTGATTTGTATATTTCCAAAACATTAAAGGTTACAACTTCTACTGGTTCATCCAAAGCATCTTGAGCAATAGTAATAAATGCTGTTGCTTTATTGCCAACCATCTTCATGGTTCCAGTGGTTGTGTTGTTTTGGAAATCTGTTGCGCTAATGTCACCAAACATGGTATAATTGAATATCGTATTGTCTTCTACCACACCGCCATCAGCAACTAAAGTAAACACAATGGTTTCACCTTCAAATACAATGCTCTTACTAGAGGTCAATGAATATGTTATGGATTCTACATCAGTGAAGGCAGATTCAAATTCAACCTGCGAACTACCACTCAATTCTGAATAGGATACATTATTGATTGAAATATCAAAAATTCCAGATGAAGATACAAACTGAACATCACCAGCTCTAGAAGTAGTTGAGTTGATATCTCTAGCAGCAGGAACATAATCTAAATTTACATTATTAAACTGCTCATAGATTGAAGAAACAAAAGGAACAGAAGGAGCACCAGTTGATGGTGTAACTCCACCCACTGGAGTAACATTTGCTATATTATCTGCAGTGGTAGTAGTATTAGTTGTGGTCGTTCCTATAGTGTTACTGGTTATAGTATTGGTTAAATCTCCATAGAAAACATTAGGATCTGTGGTGTTATCAGTAGAATCTGCTGGTACTATTGTTGTGGTGCTTCCACTGTAACCCGTTGGATTTGGAGTGCCGCCAATAATTGTAATGGTAGTTGGAGTTACTGCTGGAGCTGATGTTGAATCACAACCAGAACCAGCAGCAGTATCTAAATTTCCATCTTCAATTGATTTTAATAAATCATCTAGATAATTACTCTCTTCTTTCTTATCACAAGGTCCAGTACAATCTTTTAATTGTTCTTTAGTAGCACATTTTTTCTTTGGTCCACCACAACTGATACCAAGTAAATCAAACAACTGTGCAATAGCAGCACTCAATATATTAAGTGGATCTGCAATGATTGAGAGTAAAGTTTGCAGTGGTCCAAGTATAAGAGTTAGTGCATCTTCTAGGAATGATGCAATCTTTTGGAAAATATCATTTACAATCTTATCAATGTAACAACGAGCTGCATTGAAAACTTTCTCTAATGCACTGAAAATTAAATCAGTGAGGAAATCCATCAACCTCTTATCGAGGTCATCCATCACACAATTAACTTTTTCTAGTTGTTTATTAATCCATGCAGTAATACCCCTTAATCTGCCAACTCTTTTCTTTGCGGGTTTAACTGCATTGGGATCTTTACCTGCTGCGACAGCAGCATTCATAGCAGCATTGGTTGCTTCCAAATCAGAAACTTCTTCTGTCAATAAGAATGTTATTATTTTCTTTGCTCCTTGTTTGATTAAAGCAAATGCTTCTCCCTTTACTCTAGCAACAACTGAGCTACCTATCTTAGTTATTTTATTGATATAACCTTGTGCAATATCAACATAGTCATAAAGTTTTCCAGTGTACTTACTTACTACTCTAGTGCCATATTGTCCACCAGCACCTTGAATATTATAAAATAAATCAGTGAGAACAGAAGTAAATTTTGATTCATCATTCTGTGCTGCATCACATTTTGCATCTGCAATACCAACACAGAAATATTCACCAGAAGGATTGACTTCACTGTTGCAGCATTTGGTCCCTAGTAACTGTCCCGATGCATTTTGATTTGTATTGTTGACTGGGTTGTTTAAATTTACTTGAGCAGCTGCATTAGTTCCAGCAGCAGCGCCATTGCCACTCACACCACCTGTCTTTAATTGTGCCTGCTGTGTAGCAGAAACACCCGATGCTGGATTGATACCTTGTTCAACGAAGGTGGTGAAAGCTAAGCACTTACTATCTGGTTTGTCTTTATTTACTTGTGTGGTTGCATTAACCTGTTGACCAATTGATCCAATGATAACTGGTTGCTGCCCATCTTTACCATCTAAGAAGAATCCAACTACCCAATCACCTGCTTTATATTTTACACTATGATAATCACCATTACCTTCTCTTCTGGGAGCAGTTGGTGGCATCATTACAATAGCCCAAGGCAAATCCTCATGAGGAACCGCATTGCAATCCTTCAAGTGATGTCCAACAATTCTTACTTTGTATCTGTCATCACCCTTCTGTTGCTCGCCTTTTTCTGTCTCTACCTGACCCATCCACCAGTAGAAACCATCACGCCCAACAAAATTAGTTTGCCCTAGTAGTTCTTGTATCATACGTCAAAAATTTTACATTCTTTTGCACTTGGATTTTCATCACAAAATAATTCCAGTGGTGATGGAACCTCGTCAGTATCTGGATGTTTTTGACTATATCTTTCCAATCTTTCTAACTCTTCTTCTGTATGACGACGAGATTGTGCTGACACCAATGGATCATCAACAATCTTTCTACCTTTATCTATGTAATTTTTTATTGACATTTTATTTCTCCTAAATGTCTGAAGTAAATATACCGAATGAATCTCTAACCAAAGTTAGATTTGATACTGCAACATTTGATTGGTTGCCTTTGGATAAACTAAACTCGTATGAAATATTTTTGATTAAGTATGTCCCACTATGTTGTTTGTCGTAAGGACTATCTTCTTTTTTGTCACTAACAGTAACTTTTGGTAACTTAACAACTATCTTATCTCCTGCTCTCAATGTGAGATTTCCTGCTATAGTAATATTTAATTGTTGATTGCTCATCAATAGTGTTCTACTAACTGATTGAGCAGCATAATATTTTTTGAAATCTGGAAAATCTGTACCAGACCCAGTGTTATTTTTAGGATCTATAGATGCAATACCAGTACCATTATAAAAAGTTTCATCGTCAATAATTTGTGTCATGATCCTCGTAGGATATTTAGACAGCTGCAGTGGACCATCTGGTATCTTTTCTTCTTTTCCTAGATGAGACATACCTTTGTATGCTTTCTCGATGTCGTAAACATACTCTTCATACTGACCAGTAGATGGGTTGAAGAACACCATCATAGAAGAGTAAGTGCCATGCCTCATCTTCTTCATCACATCAATCTCGTTGATATAATTGTATTCAATGATGTTTCTACCACTATCTTGGTTGTCCACATTTGCCATCTGATACACGAAAGTACCCTTAGGTGCATCACCACCAAATTGTCCACCACTTGAACACAACTTATCTATAGATTTAAATTTATATCCTTCCTGTGTTTCCCAGAAACAATACCCAGCACTACCAGTAATATTTTCAGCAGCATCTTTGGATGGAGTACTTGTGTTGGAGGTTGTCTTTTCTTTGGTGCCGAATGAAGATTTTAATCCTTTATCAGCAGAAGATTTAGAGGAAGATGATATACACTTTGGTAAGATAGAAGCAATCAAATCAAATGGTCTCTTGTTGGATGGAATCATCTTCATTCTGTATTGACATGCTTCCATCTGTGCATCGTTTACCTTAGTTGTTACACCAAGATATTTTGTGAGAACATCCTTGACAATCTTATCACCAGTTCCCATAAGAACTCCGCCTACTCGGGTGGCTTCGTTGCGTAATCCCTCGTAACTAATTAAATCTAGAGTGTAGTTTTGAATTTTATTATTGACAAATCTATTGCGAATAGAATAAATTCTAAATTCATACTTGTATTCTTTGTCTGAATAATATGGTGTCTTGATTCCAAAAGTAATCTTTTCCATACCTTGCAAAGGAATAGATCCAACTAGGTTCAATGCCACATCAGTAATGTTCATTTCTGCCAACAGATATGGAGTATCGATTGACTCATATATTGTCATGTACATTATCTCTACATCCTTTTTGGATGCATCAACTGATGCTAAAGTATATTTTTTACCATCATTAGCAGTTAATACTACATCAGATGACAGAGAATATTTGTTTAAGTAGGGATTAGTTTGCACCATTATGATACCCAGTAAGTAAATGGTTTTAATGTCATTGCAGTGCTATCTAGGCTGGCAAAGGAATCATCGCTCATTCCAGCAGGAGTAAGATTAGGTCTAGATGAAGGGACCGCAACTTGGGATGATGCAGCAACAGGAGCGCCCACCACTGCCACCTGTGGCGATTGTGTAGCGGGTGCTGGTCCCGATGCCCCCGTTGGGGTCGCAGCAGGTCTTGGTGGTGCTGCAGGAGATGGTTGAGTGCTACTTCCGCCCGCACCTCCACCACCACCAGCTCTTTCGAAATGTGCTGGTGCTGATGCTTTATCTGAAGCAGCAGATTGAGATTTATCAGCAGCAGCAGTGCTTAATCTATCTTGTAATGATTTGAATGATGCTTCATCTGTTACCATGCCCTTCTGAACAGCAGCAGATAATCCAAGACCAACAGATAGCTTTTGAATTGCTTGATTCATTGCCTCAAATGGGTCATCAGATGTTTGAACACCTGGGTCGGATGGATTTTCAGAATCAGATGGTAACTGACCACCAGCAATCATAGCATCAACTGTTTTAATCCATTGGTCTTGGTCTTTTGCTGATGCTTCTAGATGAACATGGTATGCATCGTAGTTTGGTTTATTACCTTGACCACCAAGTATAGTTCCTGGATTAACTTGATCTCCTGTCTTCACTCTTATACTATCAAAGTGTAGAAATCTTGCTCTCATTTTACGAGTAGGATCGCTGGCGGGTTTATCCCAAATTCTAACTGCATTAACACTTCCACCTTCTACCTCAACATAACCTTTCATACCAGCAGGAACTGGTGCTCCTTTATGACTAGGACCAGCAAGAACACCATCCTTTGCATTTGGTTTCTGTAATAGATAATCTCTCTTGAATCCACCAGCACCATCACTTTGGTCACCACCACCATGATGAGGTTTTGTTTCAGCAAAAGAATGCACAGGAAGATTGGGCCATGTGCCCCCACTTAAAGTTAGAACTGCTTTGATACCCGATTCTGCTTTTCCTTTGCCTGGATCATTTGGTCTGCCCATACTAGTTTGTGGAACAGGTCCATATGGTTGAGAAGCATTGAATTTTGTTCCAGTTGGATCATACTTAGAAACTGGTGTTATCTGAGCATAAGTTTCCATGTTGCTTGCTGCACCAGGATTACTTTCATCTGCCCACACACTCAACCTTTGCTTTCTAGTGTAAACACCATTGGATGCGTAGTCATATGCTCCAATCGTTGGTTTATGTGAAAGAGTTACTCTACCATCTCTCAAATTTCTTTGGAAGAAATTCATTCTTTCATTCATCCACCCTTTTGGTACTCCTTTTTTTAAAATTGTTTTATCATTTGATATAACTCTTCT